GTAGGGTAGAGAAATGGTTCTGGCTACCCGAGATTGATGTACTCCATGAGTTCGCTGACTATGACAAATTCCGCTATGCGGTAGAGCACAATAAGCCCCCCTTACCTAGGGTTACCTACCGCCTCGATGAAGATGAAGAGGGACCGCGAAGTCCCGAACTTGTATTTATCGAATAAAATATTTATTTACACAACACCATAACATAACAGCCGAAGGCCGCGACACTAGCAGAGGAGGACCCGCGTGAGCGGGTTTGACGATGCGTCCCTTCTAACGGATACCCTTAAAGTCTACATAGTATGTAGCGTAACAATTGAGGATATAATTAGTAGGAATAAGTTGATTGCTGCTCTCTGATGGATTACTCTGAAATGTAATGCCATAGTGAGGCACACTAGTATAATCTCCGTTAATCCATGGAGATAACTTGGGCGCATAACCCCACGTAGCGGTCGTATTATAGACACTTTGTGCAACAGCAGGCTTTAGCCATGTAGTGAATCTCTGGGAGATCTTTCGTCTCTTAGAACTCTGTATCTGCAGTAATTCATTAAAGTCCCTTTGATTGCCGTCCGCATGTCTTTTAGCATACAGAATGTCTGTAGCACCCCAGGAACTGGTGGGGCCATTTACTGCTGTTGCATACTGGATCTCTGGTGACATATTGGGTACAAACTCTAGTTTGATCCACTTTATTCTATAGTACTGGAAGAGGACTTGAAACTCTCCATAATTTGGCAAATCTGCGAGCCTAAAGCTTTGAGCTCCTTGTATAAGGTATGGAGCTCCGCTGTTACGATAGTATTGGTAGAGCTGAGTTCGTTTGATAGAAACGATTCTATTAGCTCTCCTACCAGATCTATTGCCTCGTCTATAAGATCTCCGTCTAAAGGACCGCTTGCGATACTTTCTACCTCTAAACTTTCTGCGAAATCTTCTGGCCATCTTTTTACCATTTGATAGTAAAGAACCTTCCCGCCAAAAAGACTTTATACCCGATTAGGTAAGATATTCATACGCGTACCACAATGGTACTTGCTAGCTAGTCCTGGAACGCATAAATAGGTGCTGGGACAGTATTACCCAGCACCTCGTCCCACATGTCCAAGCTAAGAAACTACTGCTTCACCCTACACGCCGAAACCCTACCGACTCTCGAGTTTCCTGAAGACGACGTACGGTATGCCATCTGGCAGACGGAGAAGTGCCCGGAAACAGGCCGCCTCCATTATCAAGGCTACTTGGAGCTGGCGAAGCCGATGCGTATTGTGGCCGTTAAGAATCTGCTCCCCCAACTCGAAGGCGCGCATTTTGAGCCTAGGCGTGGTACTAGAGACCAAGCCCGCGACTACTGCCGCAAGGCGGAGACCAAGGTTGACGGACCCTGGGAGCACGGCGCCTTTGGTGCCGGCGGACAGGGATGCCGCACTGACCTACTTGCCGTCAAGGAAGCTATTGACTCTGGCGCTACTGACCTAGAGATAGCTGAAGCCCACTTTGGCTCCTACTGTCGCTTCCACCGTGCCTTTACCAACTACCGTCGCCTGAAGCAAACTGCCAAGGACTGGAAGACCGAAGTCTATGTCCTCTATGGGCCCCCCGGCACGGGTAAGTCACGCTATTGCCAAGACAACTCCCGTAATGCCTATTGGAAACAAATAGACAAGTGGTGGTGTGGCTATGAAGACCACGCTGACGTAGTCCTCGATGACTTCTATGGATGGCTCCCCTGGAATGTTCTGCTCCGTATTTCTGACAGGTACCCTGTACTGGTGGAAACTAAGGGAGGAAACGTGAACTGGCAAGCCAGGCGCCTCTTTATCACTACCAACACCTTACCGCACCTCTGGTACCCTAAGATGTCTAGTGTTTTCCCTGCCTTTGTACGTAGGGTAGAGAAATGGTTCTGGCTACCCGAGATTGATGTACTCCATGAGTTCGCTGACTATGACAAATTCCGCTATGCGGTAGAGCACAATAAGCCCCCCTTACCTAGGGTTACCTACCG